TGATAGAGAAAGAGCACTGTGGTGGGCACCAGCCGGTACACAACGTGGACAAGCCAACCACTTGAGAGAAGTGGGCTATGTTTCAGGCACATTGGGTAGCCCAACTCAATTTGTTAGGGATGATCTAGATTTGGGTGCTAGAGATTCATTGTATGAATTTCCTAAGAACATCAACCCGATTGCTAGACTTGATGGTAGAGGTATTTTGGCCATGGGTCAGAAGACTTCGGCCCCTGCCGTTTCTAGCAGAGAATCAATCAATGTTGAGAGACTATTGAGATTCATCAAGCGTGAAGTTCGTCGTGGAGTGTTCCCATATCTGTTTGAGCCTAACGATCAAATCACACGTGATTTGGCTAAAGCAACAGTAGATAACTTCCTGTTTGGTTTGATCAATGGTAGAGCATTGTATGACTTTGCTACAATTTGTGATGCCAGTAACAACACGCCTGATAGAATTCAGAGGAAGGAACTTTGGATTGATATCGCTGTTAAACCTGTTATCGCGGTTGAGTTCATTTATGTGCCAATTCGAGTAGTATCTACGGGTGCTGATATCGGTGGCGCAGGAAGCGTTGAAGCTACTTCTTAAAGGAGTTAAGCTAGTGTAAAAATGAAAGCCCCGCGTTGCGGGGCTTTTTTATTGGAGTTCTTCGTAAAATTGTTTCAGTCTACTTTCTAGAATTTTCTTCTTCTCTTTATCCATATTTTCTTTAAAGTCGCTGTTTATCTCATCTAGTATGCTATATGCCTTGCTCAAGAATTCTTTAAAAGTTTTCCCAAGTGTGTCCTTCTTAATCTTATCTATGGCCATATCTAATGTTACTTTTCTTGATGAATTTTCAGTTTCTTCTTTTTGTCGTTCAAAATTACCAACCATTTTTTGTACTTCTGAATATTTTTCTTTCAGCTTTTCTACTAACTTCTGATAATGCTCTTCGAAGACTTCTTTCTCATTATACTTCTTCGATTTCTCATAATCGGTTAAGTAACCGCTATCTTCATTAGTTGATCCTCTTTTTTTATCTAAGTAGGTTTCAATAGCTTCAATAGCTGGTCGCATTACTGCGGGCTTTTCTAATACTGTCTCCAGTTCATTGGAAGTGGGAAGAGAGGTAAGATCAATGACTATACAAAAAACATCGCTACTCTTTCTCTTTGCTAACCGGACGTTAGATTCTGAAGATTTCCTCAAAACTAATTCAAGATCAGCAAACTTCGCAATTTTGGCAGTCTTTCCAATGTTAAAAGTGATATCACCATCTCTTTTGTTGTAGTGTGCCGTTTCTAAATTATCTATGAATGCCTGATAAATAAGAGTGGCTTTATTAACATATTCCCCCTCATTTATTTGTATAAAATTTCTAAATGACATGTTTATGATCCCATATATGCCTATTATTTATGTGCGTGATGACTATTTTTAAAAGTTTATAAGCACACAGAATAAATATCTGTATCAGAGTATAATTTTTAGTAAGGAGCTACAAGTATGGCAACAATTACAGACATGGGGATTCCCGGTACAAGTTTTGCGGGAATTTTACAACCATTTCATAAGCATCGTTGGAGAGTGGAATTCCAATTCCCTCGTGGAAATAGATCTGAGCATTTAACTGCCACAGCAATAACTGCAGAAAGGCCGAAGCTAGAGTTTGAAGAAATTCAATTAGATCGTTACAACTCCAGAGCTTTTATTTTTGGTAAGCACACTTTTCAGCCTATCTCCATTACCTTTGAACCGGATATTGGCGGACAAGTCCACAGAGCCATCATTGAACAAAACGAACGTCAACAGCACTTGATAGCTGATCAGAGTAATCAGTTCATGGGGCAGGCCGAAGCTGGTATGGACTATAAGTTCACCACAAGGCTAACCATGCTCAACGGCGATCACAGCTTCCCCGGCGCTCGCGTGTTAGAAGAGTGGATTGTGGAAGGGTGTGGAATGATGAATAATGATTTCGGTGATCTCGATTATCAGGCTTCTGAAACAATGAAAACAATCATCAATCTTCGTTATGACCACGCTAGATTGGTTAATATCACATCTGGTGACAGATATGCTACTGCAGGTAGCGGTACTGGAAGTGGTGGATTTTAATTAATCCTCGATCAATAGCAATTAAAAGGCCCATATAACTATGGGCCTTTTTTGTATAAATATTAGTTGAAAGGAATTGGATTTCTATGAGCCGCTTAAATAGAGTTAGACGCAGTATCGAAAAAAATAATGATTTTGCGGAAGCTAGAAGAATATTAAATGAACAAGAATTACCATTTTTCACAGATGGTAGGCTCGTATTGCACAAATCTCAAGTCGATGAAAAAGAAGATAAAACAAATATCATAAACGATAGAGGAAACGGAAGGGCATCGAGGGGTATGAGGTTTCTAGAGTTAATGGCCGTATCCTTCAAAGGCAAAGAACTAGATTCACTGTTAATGTTTGACAAGATTGATTTTCCTGTTAACCCACAAGCATTTCATCGTACAACAATCTCAGATCGAGAGAAGGTGAATTTAATCGCTAAAAGTTTAGGGGTGGAAGATTTCATAAATATTGAAAGGATGAATAACACTACATTTTCAAATAACATATCTGAACGGTTTATAGCGGTGTTTAATGATGTCATAGATGGCACTTTCTTGGTTAGGGCTAATAGACCATTGTTGAGTTTTTGTAGAGGTTTAGTAAGGCGAGCAATCAACACGAGGAACGCGAATGGCTAACTTAGACGATTTTGCGATTTTAAGCCGGGGTGAGATGGATAAGCGAATCCCCGATGATTTCGCCAATACTGAAACACCCAAATACAAGTTCAATTTCTTATTGAAGTTTAAATTCAGAAGCGCTCCCCCTAATACCCAAGGGACTTTAGATATCAATACCAATACATTTGCGGTTAGGCAAATGGGTAGACCTAACCCTGTTATACAATATCAAGATGTTAACTATTATGGCTTCAGAACTAAGGTGGCCACTCGAACCGATTTCAGCGTGTTCAACGTTTCATTTTATGATGACGGCCCCGGAAGGGCGCACGATTTATTTGAAACGTATATGGAATCTATCAGCTCCTTAGTAAAAGTGCCTAATGCTAATGCTTTAGCAGGTAAGCAAACTGTTATAGAACTGCCTGATAGCGACTTTCTAGGGCCAATTGAACATATAGAACTAATTCATTATCACCAAATGAAGCACACACGTTATAGATTCCAAAACCCTAAAGTAACCAATTTCCTATTGGATGAATTAGATATGACTCAATCAGAAGTGTCTACAGTCACCTTGTCCTTTGTGTATGATTCTTTTTACATTGTTGATTCTCCTCGCGGAGGGGGGACTACTAATGCCTTTGATGCTGGACGCAATGCGGCAAACGAAGAGGTTAATCTTGATGAAGTAGTAGATATAGTATCTCCTGAGCCTGACATATCAGACTTTGAGCCGAATTTTGGAACTGGTAGGGGCATATACGCATAGTAACACCCTTTCTTCAGGTTCCTAAATAAAACGTAAAATGTGAAAAGTATAATGAAGTTAAAAGCCTTAAAAAATATTATCATAGTTGAAAAACCTGAGAATAAAGAACATACTAAAAATGGTCTCTTTATAGCTAGTAAAAACCCTCCTACGATGCAGGCAAAAGTAGTTTCAGTAGGCAAAGGAACCTATTCTGATGATGGTAAGTGGCATCCAAATACGATTGAGGAAGGACAAACCATCCTTTTCTCTAAAGGTTCTGGGGAAAATGTAGAGTTTGAAGGTAAGAATTATATATTCTTTAAGCCTGAAGACATTTTAGCTATAATTAAAAATGGCTAAATCCGGTAAGGAGTGGGTACAGGGGATATACACCCTCAAAAACCCCGATAAGTATTTGGGGGACCCCGATAAAGTTATTTTTCGATCATCATGGGAACAGGAAGCATTCAAGATTTTAGATTTAAACCCCAAGGTCGTAGCATGGGCCTCAGAGGAAATTGCCATCCCTTACCCTAAACCGCTCCCAGATGGGACGGGCGATTATACCATAGCCCAATACTATCCAGACCTATTTGTAGCAAAAGAAGAAACTAATGGTGATGTTACTAGAGAGATTATAGAGATAAAACCATATAAACAGACACAAGCAAGCAGGGCACGTAAGCCGCAACAAAGACTCCAAGAAGAGTACGAACTTATTGTTAATCGTCATAAATGGGCTGCAGCAGAGAAATGGTGTAAGCAATATGGCATAACATTTAGGATTATGACTGAAAAGGACATGTTTATCTGATTCTTCTTTGTTTCCCCCCTCAATGATAAATATAGTTAAATGTCGATATTATACATATGAGTAACAAAAATAACTTACATGAATCTGGTGCCGCTGGGACTGTTTCAGCTCACTCAGTTGCTGTTCGCGCGGATGCGGGTGGAAGCCATCCACATGGTATAAAAAAACGTGCAGGGTTATTAGATTTTCTCAGCAGTTACCAGTCCAAGAAGTTGGGCAATCGATTAGACATGAAACAAGTTAAAACCCCCTTCAACATTTCCATCAATGAGGATGTATCTCTGGATCAAATATATTCTAAAATGAGCGGAATAGAAAATGCTGGCCGTAAGGATGAAGAAAATTCGGTAACTTATGGTGTCGAAGATGATGATGGTAACCTCATGAAAATTACAGTAAAGGCTGACCAAGGTGAAGATTTTGAGGTCGCTCTAGCTCAAGAATTGGGTGAAGTTGAAGCCTATAAAATGACTGGCCGTGGTGGGTATGGTAGAGACGTATCCATGGCTGAAGTACTATTTAATTTAAAACAGAAGTTTGACATCATAGATGTTGAATTTCCTGAAATACCTAAAGATAAAGTTTATAATGCTGATAAAGTTTCAGATCCATCTGACCTTGATACAGATTTTGACATGGGGGGAGAAGACCCTGAAGATGAATCTATGGGGTTAGAAGATGAGGGAGAAATGGGTGGTGAAGATACCCCTGATATGGAAGGTGGTGATGACATGGAGGGAGGGGAAGATGACTTAGATTTTGACCCTGAGGGAGAAGATGAAGAAGACGATTTAGATACCGATATTGGCGATGAACTCGGCGATGAAGAACCAGATGAAGAAACTATCCTAAAGCAAATCGTAAGAATGATGTCGGCAGACGCAGAGGCCAAAAAGGCCCAGCATGAAGCAGAGGCAGAAAAGTATAGAGCTATGCAGGCTGAATACACTATGAAAGCTGCTAAACAAGAAATGCATAAACAAGAAGATCTTCTCAAAATGGAAGAAGAGCAAGAGAAACAAAAGAAAAAAGAACAGGAAGCCAAAAAGCTTGCTGACTTAGCCAAATATAAGCTAAGAGGCTCTGTTTCCGAAAGTGCAAGTTTCTTAGCACTTTTGTCAGAGTTGAATGATTTAGAGGACGAAACCTCATTGAGGATGCAGCGTAGAAACATTCGGGATATTGAAGACCCTAGAGAGAAAGCATTACAGACTCAAATCATTAATAACAAGAGACGCATTCTGCAAAGACGTAGGTCCATGGAACAGCAGAACCAGAGTCGCGATGATGAAGACCGAGACGATGGAGACAGGGACAATCAAATGCAACCGAGACGGAACGAACCTGTACCAGATAGACGCCCAATTGGAGGATCAAACACGTGAAAATTTATGACTTATTAGAGCAAGTAGTTTTAGTGGAAGATGAATACCTTGATTATTTAGAATCTCTTGAAGAGAGTAAGGGGTCTATGACCCCCGACATTGCTAGAGGTAAACAACGGCGAACAGTGACTCGCCAGTTTAAGAGGTATGGTAATACTTTTAAACGACAATTCCGCTGTATGAGTGGTCCCAGAAAGGGTAGGCTCGTAGTTAATCCCATGAAATGTGGAATGAGGAAAGATCCTAAACAAGTTAGGGCTGGTAAGAAATCTGCACGTATGAGAAAGGGTGAAAGGGTAAGAAAAACTAAACTAGCTAAAAGGCGTACACCATCCAAGATGGTTCAAAGACTAAACAAACGTCTAAGGGGCGACGTATGAAGCTAGACTCTTTGGATCAATTAGTAGAGTTTTTATCATATAAAAACTTGAAAATATCTGATCTAGATATTCAAGTCAGTACGGAAGAATCTATCCCCTCATCAGTGAATGAAAGTGTTAATAAAGATTCCGTTAGCGTAGAGAATATGTCATATCCATCCCATAATGGGGGCACTGGCGTCATAACAAATTTGAACGGTAATCCAAGCATTTCCATCGAAGAGGGTCAAGACAATATCATATATGTGAAAAATTTTGAATCTATTCCAAACTCTTGCCATATGGGAAAAATCAATCTATTGGAACGGGAATTATATGCGGGAATTTGTACGGAGAATGAGGCTAGTAAAATAAATCTTTCTGTACAATATCAGAGGGATGGACAAACAATTACGGTTGAAAGAGCTTTTAAATTAGAAAAAGTTGAAGAAAATCAGGAAGAGAAAATAGTACTAAATATTAGCGAATAATATAATTTGTAACTAAATGGATACCACATCGCCCCCTTTTGGGATTTACCAACCCGCCACTGCATGTAGGTTTAGGATTAATTTTTTAAATGATGAAATGAATATGAGTCTTTGCCCTGCCATAATTGGAGCAGAAGTAGATTTTTTCAAGAGAGTATTAGAGGTCAATTTTGATCTTATTATAACTGGTACGTTATTTTGTAAGCAATTAAACACTATTTTAGAGGATATCAGAGTGGAGGGATATCACTCCCCTACTGAATCTGGCTCCATTTTGATTGAATATTTGTCGGGTAGATCATCGGAAGCATTACCTTTAGGAAGCTTATTGTTAGAAGATGCCAACATGGCCGAAGGAGGGGGTCTAAAAATATTACATGACTATGCTAACACTGGAACTCAAAAATTCAATCTTAAATTTCATTTTAGTAAAGCAACTTTCCTTTCACAAGAAATGTTAAGAGCTAGAGGTTTAATTGATGAGTAATATACCATTTTTTGTAGTTAAGAATTTTATATCCCCCCTAGCATGTGAAAACATAACTAATGATTTACGTGTTCTTAAACTTAGACCTAATATAGGGCAGAATGGTGTTCCTAAAAAAATGATTTTAACCAATAAACTAAACTCTATTAGATTAGCCCAAGAATTTGACCAGTATGCCCCCCAACTTGAGCAGCATTTTGATTTTGATTATAGGGGAACGCATGACATATATTTTGAATGGTTTCCTGAGAACTCCAAAGTAGAACCCGCTAAATCGGATGGATATGCCAAAAATAAGAACGGATGGACTAGATATAAGGAAGTTGATTTTGTAGGAGTCTTATGGTTAAATGATTATAATGATGTTGCACCTTTTGACCCATCATACGAATCTTATGGAGGTAAACTAGAGTTCCCAACATTTGATGTATCATTCAAACCAGAAAGGGGAACATTAGTAATATTTCCTACTGCACCAAATTTCATCTATAGTGTCTCAGGGGTACAGATGGGGTCCCTCACTCAAGCCAAGTTTATTATACGTTCTGAGAAACCTTACGGTTTTAAACGAGAAAATTTTAACTGCAACTCTCAAGATTGGAATGTGTAACTTGTAACTTTCTCGAAAAGCCCATATAATTTAGAGATCGAGAGCTAAGAACGGGTATAATGTCTACATACATTTCAACGAGTCTTTCAGCAGATAGAAAAAAGGTAATCGTATGGGAGCGTGATGGTGATAATCGCTATCCTGTAGAATATGATGCCCCCTATTACTTCTTTATAGAAAGTCCGGAGGGTAAGTATTCGTCTGTCATGGATAAGAAGTTAGCACGAATCGACTTCGACAATCCCTATAAATTTTATGAAGCCAAAAAACGATATACTGAAGAGGGTATACGACTCTATGAATCAGACATTAGCCCAGAACTCAAAGTATTAT